CAGAAGGGTTCGACAATGCCGAAGCCCCGGTGCCACCAGACAACACGACGTAAGCTGCTACGCCGAGCCCGTCAGTGGGAACGTGCTGTGGATTGGGATTAGCCATGATGTTCTTCCTATCTAACGCACTGCATTAACCAGCACGTAACTAAAAGAATTTGGAGAGACTGTGGGCCGAATGCTGAATCCCACGCTCCACGGTGCCGTGCTTTCGCCGCGACCGTCTCTCAAAAGTTCGTTTAGCTGATCGCGGATGCGGCGTCAATCTGTCGCATGCGGATCGTGGTATCCGGCCCGAGCGACGTGGTGAAGTGCACACGATAGCTCGTCCATCCGGGGATCAACCCTTCAGGATCGGCAACAGTCGGCTCAGCGTTCTGCACGATGTTGCACTTGATGTTGCGCCAGTCACCGTCTCCGTAGGTCGTATCGTTCTGTGCGCCAAGATTAATGGCGAAGATACCGTCCTTACCGAAGATGTAGGTGCGCAGTGCGGACAACCCGGTCACGCCCTTGTAGTTCGAGGTTTTCGTGACGAGGTTGGTCTGGAAGAAATGAACGCCTGTGGAAGGCAATTCAATAACTTCTGTCAGGTCCACGCTGACCAATTCGTCCATCCGAGCCTGACCCACGGGGGTGTGCTTCAAGATGTCGATTGGACTGTCGTTGCTGTTGTCAGCCAATACGTCGCCCAGGGCGAACGGATGGATGACGCCAACAAATGCCTTGGACGCTTCGTCGAACGGACGCACCGAGCGACCCGCCAGCGACTGAACGCTGTTTCGGATTTGGCTCAGGGACAGTGCCGTGAAGGACGACGTGCTGGTCGCAGCAAGCTGGGTCAACACGCTGGCGTCAATGCTGGACGCGCCGTCTGCGGTCGCCCGCACCAGTGCGCTCAGAGATTCGCCCAAGCGATAAGACATTTCCTTCGCAACGTTCTCGACGGTCTGGTCGATGGAAGTGGCCAGAGACAACGAAGAGAAGTTGGCGTAGTCGGCGTACTCACCGATTGTGGCGGTGGTTGTCAGAACGCTCACAGACAACGAGGAACCGACAGTTCCTTCTGTGGTCTGGTTGGTGTTCGCAGCGAGCGGCACGTACATGAACATCTCGTACTGGTTGCCACTCTTCATGGGCAGGTCAAGACGCTCTGCGCATGCAACGAACGGAGTCTGTGCCTTCAGGTTCTCACGGAACCGTTTGTCATAATACTTCACCGTGGACTGGGGCAAGTTGGAAAGCTGGTTACCGCTAGGAGAAAAACTCATTGAGGTTTACCTTTTTCTCATGCATTGGCGCGTTGTCGCCGCCTGTCATCCGTTTCCTTTTGGAGACGGTTGACAGTTTTCAAGAAGTCAGGATTTCTCGCTGCTTTCTTGTACTGGTCGGCGGACATTGCATCAATGTCAGCAAGAGTCAAAGAATTAGCCGTCGTGGATGTTGACAATCCACTAGCTGAAGACACTCGGTCATTCAAGCCTGACGGTACTTGACTATGTCGCGTTTGCACTGGGACCACGGGAGCAATCCGGCTCTCGGGCACCACTGGCTCCTGCGCTTGCGGAACCACGGACTCCACAGGCACGATACTCGGCCCGGGCACCTGTTGCACAGGTGCTTCGTTCAGCAATCCTGCTGAGCGAAGTTTCGAACTCGCTAAACTATAATTATCGACAGTTGGTGCTAGCTGGTTCTTGAACATCCAATCTGTCAGAGTGGTTGCATTTTCTCTGTCCGTGGCGTTATCGCCCGTCAGAAAATTCTCGTCCTTGGCGAACGAGAGGAAATTTTCTTTTGCACGAAGTTGCAGAATGGTCATCTGCTGTTCGTTTAGTTGCTGGCGTAGCTGAGCAGGAGACACTCCTACAGCGGACTCAAGCAAACGGTCCCGCGCAGAAGCGAACTTCTCCGGGTCGTTCAGGTCCTGGGTCAACTGGAACCGCTCGTCGGCGGTGAGTATCTTCTCTTTGAACTCTACAACTCCCGTGAATCGCTCCGCTTCGGTCGGTAGGCCCGCCGTTGGCGCATTGAGTCGCGCTTCGCGGGACACCTTGCGCAACTGGCGCAGGATAGATGTATTCTGGTCAACCAACTTCTGGTTGAGTTCCTCCTGGGTGCGATACTTGAGAACTTGCTTACCACCCATCGGGCGATTGAATTCGTCCAACGGCTGGTATTCGAAAGTCAGTTCCGCCTCGGGCACCACGGGCGTGATGAGCGCGGGAGTCGGCTCAGCAAGCGGCTCGGGTGCGGAGGTGCGACGAGCGACGGGTTGCTGTGCTGCTCTGTCGGGCATCGAAGGGTCGACTGGTTCCTCGCCGGGTTGTGCTGCGGCGGCGGGGATGGGGCCGTTAAGCAACTCGTTGACCTCCGCACAGAATGCAGGGTCTTCCAATTTCTTGCGGTAGTCCGCGCTCGGAATGTTATCCAAATCTTGTAATGTCAAACTCATAACTCCTCCTAATTTTCTTCGGGCGTGGTAGCGAACTCGTCCTGGTACAGCGGAACTTCCGGCGTGCCGATCTGACCTGCGCCCGTTTGATTGTACGCATCAATCGCGGTCAGTTCTGCGATTCGGTCCATGACCCCCTGGTAGAACATTGAGGCATACTTGACCATGCGGTGAGATTCCAGAATGTGTTCCTCATCGCTATTGAGCAGCTTGACATTCATCAGGCGAATCTCTTCCTCCATCAACCTCTGGAGCGTATCGAACCACTCCTGCTTTACAGCGGCACACATGATGGCGAGCGACCTGTCGTCCAAGTTGAACGTGGGCTTAAACACGTTTGTTCCGTCTGTAGGTTTAATCACGATTCCTCCTCCGAAAATTTGATCGTCCAGGTGAGAACGATTCCACGTTCTAATCCGGTGACAGTTTGCACACACAACTTCACACTTACGAATTTCGTTCTGTAGCCTCTCAAGCCCGTAGTGTGCCTGTGATGCCAGTCGAAACTTCTTATCGACTCCCGGAAGATGGTCAAGGTCCATCATGGGAAAAGATTTGGGAATATTACATCAGGTGCGAAGTGCAAATGAACATGCAACTTCAACCACCGATGATAAAAATTAAACTGTTCGAGTCTAGCCAAATGTCACTGGTGGCGCAGGATACGGCAAATTAGTTGGGACGGCGGTAACATCAGTGGCGACACCGATATTGCGGGGGGCTTCCTGCTCCTCTACTTGGCGTGCGCGGGCAGCGATGTCCAGCACCAGCCGAATCTCGGGATTATCTCTTAGCGTTTTTTGTACGATCTGTTCGGCATTCATTTGCGGCCTCCGTTTGAACAACTTCGGGTTAGGGCCCAATATTGCTTCCCGGTATTTATAGAACACAAGACACACTTTTCCTAACAAAATGATTGTATTCCAATTTTTCTTAGATTCCTAAAGTACGTGGCGGGTTTTGTCTCATATAACCTCCGATAAAGGCGAAGCGAACGATGTTATCGGCATCGTTCGCCTCTGCTTCGTGACCGCTAAGTCACGAGATATTTCTGCGGCTCCTCGCGGACGCCCGTAGTGCGCGGTCAGTTTAGGCTCCTGACAGAGGGAGTCCCCTTTATCAGGGGATATCATGCGACCGTAGGCATCTCGCCCTGGATACCACCAGCACCCGTGTTCGGCTCGCCGTTCACCGCTTCACTCATCCCGCTAGCTTTCGCCGCTTCGCGGGTGATGTCGCGCTTGATTCGGTTGTCCGAGGCTTGGTCTTCCAGTTGCGATTTTTGCTGGAACTTCTGCTGGTCGCCCTGTTGCTTCGCTTGGGTTTGCGCTTGCATCTGGGCGGCCTTCGAGTTCGCGTCGCGTTTCTGTTTCATCGCAGCCGTCATCGGCTTGATGATGTCGTTCTTGTTCTTCCACTCCGAGGCTTCGAGCCACATCGTGATGATGGGCTTGTAGTCGATGTACTCCTCGTTGATGTCAGCGAGTGATTGCTGAATCTGTGGGTTGTCGAGAATCTGCGTGAGCATGACCATCGACTGGGCCATCGTGCGCTTTGCAGCGAGTGACGACCCCGCGAGAACCTCGTACTCAATTTGAGCATTGTGGAAATCCTGAAGATCGAAATTGTTCAGGAAGTCTGAGCCCTGCTCGCGCCCGAGAATATGGAAAATCGCGGCATCAGACATGACGTTGAACACGAGCATGTCGATGACTTTAAGGAACGGTTTGAATACCTGCTCGATGAAGTTATCGAGAGGTCCATCGAGCCGCGTTGCACTTGCGCCAGCCAAAATATTTGCCCCGCCAGCGGTGCGCCCCATTGAAGAACGCGGTCCTGCAGAACTGCCTTGTACGAGCGTCTGGTCTGCGCCTGACGACGACTCAGTAGCCTGCTCAGACTCCTTCAGAGCCGCCCAGATATCGGGAGGCATCTTCGGAGTTTCCAGCAACTTGTACGACTTCTCCACATCCGTGACGGACATAATCTTACCTAGTCCAGTACGAATCGTTTGTGTCGGGGCGTTGTCGTCCCGGTTGCGGAGATAGATGGGGTTGACGCCGTAGCTCAAAATCTTGAGGATGGCGTTGATGGTGCCCTGGTCGACGCGCTGGTTCTGACCGACGATGAGCCCAAGGCCCATGCCATAAAATGCGCGGGGACGGTTCCACCAATTGGCGGATAAAAACGGAATCTCGTGAAACTCGTTCTTGCCAACGAAGATGACGAGTTCTTGGTTCAGGACCATAATCTTTCGACCGTTGTCCCAGTACTCCAGAATCTCCAACTTCGT